GCACCGTTGAGCAGCGGCTGGAAAGCATCGCCCAGACCCGCGAACGCATCGCGAATTTCACCACCCGCGTCTGCTGCGCGCTTGGTGATGCTGTTCATGTTATCGGTGCCCTGATTGGCGAAGTTGTAGAGCGCCTGACTGAAACCGCCGCCGCTATCGAACGCGCCAAAGGTGCGCGTTGCGACATTCTGAATGGCAGTGAATGCGTCACCGAATGTCGCTGGGATGGACTTGGCTTCTGCGTCCAGAGCGGCAAAATACTTGGGATCGGTGAAGGCGCGGAATAGCTTTTCGCTGGTCAGCTTGCCCTCACTGGCCATCTTTTTCAGAGCGCCAATAGGTACGCCCATGCTGTCGGCCATCAGCTTCATCAAGCGAGGCGCGTTCTCAGCAAGGGAGCGGAATTCGTCGCCGTTCAGCTTACCCGACGACAACGCCTGACCAAGCTGGAGGACCGTAGAAGCTGTTTCACCGGCAGACGCACCGCTGACCTTCAACGACTTGGTGACGGTCTCGGTAGCGCGTGCGACCTGTGCCTGACTGGCGTTGAGGTTCTTACCGCTAGCTGCCATCTTGCCGTAGAGAACGGCAGTGCTGGTAAGCTCACTACGAGTGCCGGCGCTGATGCGCGATACGTCGGCTTGCGCCTGTCCGTAATTACCCCAGTTGACGACTGCCAGTTTCAGTTTGGCATCCATTAGGCTGCTGGCATCCGCAAAGTCAGCTGCTCGTCGGGTAAGATCCGCCAGGATGTTCACGGTTGTGCGGCCCAGTGAGGCGTCCAGGCGGCGGCTGGCATTGCCAACCCGATCAAGTGCTCGTTCTGCTGTTGAACCGCCGCGTTGGGCTCCCGAAGCATCAATGATAATGCGGACCGTAGTGTCAGACATTTATAGGCAAGGCTCCGCGATAGTTGGGACGATCAACTATTTAGCGGGGGGGCTGGCTTTTCTTGTCGGACTCGGAGAGGACAACGGCATCCATGGCGCGAATGATGAACCAGAGATTTTCCTTCTCTTGGAACGTCATGCCGTAATGGTTTGCGAACTTGATTGTATCGTCCCAGCGCAGTTTGCCCGCGCCCATGCCGTTGGGCCGCATCGTGCTAATTGTCTGGAATGCGTACCAGTAGAAATCACACCCGGCAGTTAGCTTGGGGGCTTTAGAAAGCTCTTCTTCGTAAAGATCGATTGAAGCGTGATCGTACCGCCCAGCCTTCAATGCTGCCTCGGCATCTGCCTCAGCCTTGTCCAAATGGACTCGTGCCGGAGACAGTTGCCAAGCCAGATACTCGGTTAGGAGTTTTTTTCGGCGACCACCTCAGCGGCTTCGCTGTTGCTGGTTTCAGCCGAAAACTCATCTAATTCTTGATAGATGAACCAAGCTGCTGGCTGCGTCAGGAACTTGATCAAGTTCTCGTTCGTGTGCTTCCAAACGCCAGACTTGAGGGGAATGCCTTCGCTCTTTGTCACATACTTCTCAACGAACAACCGGATCAGCAAGCCACGGTGAAGCTGTACATCCTCAACAGTCTGTGGGTCACCGACACGGGCCTTCTCACGCTTGCTCAGCTTCGCAAGTGCGCGCCGGTAATCCAGCATATATTGGGGGGAACCGGAGATGAATGGCTTAACGAAGTAAACTCCGTAGCTCTTTCCATCCTTGATAACTTCGATTTCACGAACCTCATCCGGGTTAACGGAAGGAAGATCAAACTCAAATTCCATTGTAGATACCTCAGGTTTTCTACAGCAATCTCGCTGCTGGATATTTAGCAGAGACAGCAACGGGAGCGGTGGACCTGAAACCACCGCTCCCGCGTCATAGGCTTTTGCTGTTAAGTTACGGAGTAACTGGAACAGTCAGCTTCTGAATCATGATGTCCGCACCCGAGACGTTATCGCCTTGTGGAACGAACGTAACTGCTACCATCTGGTTTGCGCCGTCTTCGCTGTCCTCTGGGAACGAGGGCTGACCAAGAGGAATGGTGAAGCGATAGCCCTTGTTGTCGAACAGGCAGTCGAACGAAATCGACACTGCTGGGTTCTCAATGCCGTTCTTGATGAGCGCTTCTGGGCCGAAGTCCTTGCGGTAAAGCATGACCTGTAGCTCAATGCTCTTGCCGCTGGTGCCGATGCCGCGTGCGTATGGGGAGCCCAACTTGCCCTGCGTTGCGCGATCCTGCGAAACGCTCAGCGTGAGGGTCGAGTAATCCACATCACCAAGACCGACGATGTTGATGTTCTTGACGTCAGGACCAGCGAACTTGGTGTTGCTCGACGCGTCCACATAGGTAGCGCCAGTGATGATCGCTGTAGCAGGATCGGCGCGGCCACGACCAAGGACCGTGAAGTCAGCGGTTACAATGCCACCAAACTCAGCATTCAAGGCAAACTCAGTTACCTGACAGCCAAAGAAGCGGCTGAACATGTTCTTGGTGCCGTCGATCCACAGGCGCTCGACGGTAAAGTCCGTTTCGGTTGTGCCAGCCTTGAGCAGACCAGTGTTGTCGAAGCGGCCCGAGAATGCGCTTTCCAGAAGCATTTCGGTTGCGGCGTCATCGGCGGTGAATTCCGTGTTTAGCGTACCCTCAACACGAGGGTTTACAAGACGCTGACCAGCGTTCGTACGACCCTTACGACGGGTTGCGCTGACGATTGGATCGGCTGTTGCGTTGAGGTTCGAACCAACGATGGTTTCGAGGCGGTTGAACACAGGCTTTGCTGGCGTAGTGCCAGCTTCCGGCTCGCGTACAATCGCGAACCCGGTATCAGATGGGTTAATTGCCATTCAGGGCCTCCTAGTAAAAGCGGGCCGCTGAATGGCCACAAGCTATTTATTCGGACTACCTGTTGGCTAAGCGTCACCGAGCTCTTTGGCTTTGGTAGAAGACGTTGAGAGAAATAACATAATACTTGTCATCGGGAATGATGCGGCTTTCCGTCTTTCCACAACGAATAGTCCCATCATCACTTGTCCAACGATTAAAGATGGAAGTTGCCTTGTCTGCCAGCGCCCACGCGTCACCATCGGGCGTACCAACTGGAACTGCCACCTGGAGCCAAACGCGCCCCTCGCACACGACGCGAATGCGCTTGTCACCAAGGCTGCGCTGAATTTCGCTACTCGGGCGAACAGAGAAACGGACGAACGTACCGGGAAGCGCCGTGCCAGCCTTTGCGTTGTCGTAGAGCAGCGGTACGCTGGGGATCGCTAGAGCCTTCCAATTGGTGGCCATGCGCTTGCGTAGAATCTCAATATCGATGCTGTGACCCATTAGCGGCTACCTCGCGTTGCGTTGTCGATCGCCGCTTCGATCCAGCCGGAGGGTTTGCTGACTGCGTTGCCCGCGTTCAGGCCCTCGACGTATGGCTGGTTGTTCACGATGTGGATGTTCTGCCCCAGCTTGGCCGTGCCGATTATAGCCGCGCCTTTGGCAATCGCGGTTGCGCCGCTTGGATCGGGTTTGTTGACCAGCCCCTCAGGTGTCGTCTCAAGGCCGACCTGCCAGCCGCCAATGGCGGTGCTGGTGTCTTCAGGTGTGCCCTCTACAACGCCGATCAGAATGCCGTTCGCGGTATCGCGGACCACCTTCTGCGCATCAGCCAACGCTTTACGTTTTGCTGCCGCAAGGCTCTTCACGACCCCGCCCAGGTTCGAGACGCCGGACCGGGCCATTATACGAGCACCACTTCGTAGGTTATGACTCTGCCAGCGGGTGCTTTTGCGGCGACTTCTTTGACGATGTAGGTTGTCGTGCCGATAATGAGTTCGTCGTCTGGCCTCGGCTCTACTTTGTTGTCCAGTACCGCAACGAGCTTGCTGCCAAGATACGCACCAGCGTTCCACATTTCCTTCGTCTTCACCACGCAAGCAACCGACCTGTCACTCTGGGTCACCGGCGTGAGATCGCCATTGTCGTCGTAGCCGCCACCGCGCTTGCTCCGGAGCCTGCCATTGCCGCCCAGTGGTCCGTTGAGCATCTGGGTGGCAGCACCAGCGAACGTGTCGTAAATTCCCGCCATCATCGGGCACCGCCGGGCTGGACGATCGACATGCCTTTGAACGAGCCCCAGCGTGCGAGGCGCATGAACACGGCATCAGCAGCGGCGACCATGTTCGCCGGTTTGATCGTACCGACGCCATCCAGCTTAATCTCGGACGCGTTGAAAGCGTTATCCTGCCACAGCGTAATGTCGCGGACCTTGAAGGCCGCAAGGATGGCCTGCGCTTCCCGTGGGACCATGCTTTCAGGTAGCAACTCCGGGACCGTTAGGAGGCCGGGACTCTCAAACATGATGAAGCGCGCATATTCCTCCGCGCTGGGATCGAGATGCGGATAGGTGCGGCCGAACCAGTCCGCTCCAGGCCGCCCCTGCTCGAGCAGAACACCCTTACGAGGCCATGCGAGCGCCTGGAGGGGATCGGCAGGCTGGCCCTTCCAAGACCACATGCGGCTAATTTCTTTGGCCGCTTCAATCAAATAGGGGCCGTCGTCTCGGCCCAGCTCAGGCGAAATGCCAAGTAGCGGATGAACGAAGTCCACGAGAAACTGGTTGGCCTGTGGAATGGTTTGCCAGCTATTTGCCGCTGGTCCCGTATTTTCTAGTGCCAATGCTTCGTCCTCGACTATAATTGTCGAGTATTTATTCAACTTAAGAAGAAGCCCGACTTCTCAGCCGGGCTTCCCGGCTCGGCAATTAAGCGGAGGCGACCAACCTCAGCGCGCGGATTGCCTTGTAGTCAACGACCGCGCCACCAACGCGACGACGCGCGGAATACTTCACGAACTGCGGCTCGGTGATGGGATCTACGACCCACTTCATGGATCCAAAGTCCACGATGGTGTAGGCCTTCTTGAAGTCCGCCAGAAGCACGGCAGGAGTACCGTCTTCGATAGCGTCAGCAATCGTGGGCATGGTGTCATCAATGACGTACGCCATGTTGTGAACGGTGCCAGCAAAGCTGCCGGCAACGCTTGCGTCGGCTGGACGCAGCAGTGAGCGACCGTTCTCGTCCTTCTCCATGAATAGCGCCAGTTCAACGTCGCTGCTGAAAACCAGCACAGCGTTGGACAAATAGTTGCTATGAAGGGTAGAGCGTAGCTTGAGGATGGCATCGGAGAGGTAATTTCCTGCCTTCGCTGCCGGTGCTACGACGGTTGCCAGTTGACCGAACTTGTCGGTGAACTTGTTGACATCGGTGGTAAGCGCTGTCTGACCAAGCAGGCCCATACGGGTTGTAGGAACGCCGGTTACGTCTTCAACGGTGTTGGTCGAAGTGCTGTTGAGAAAAAGATCGCTTTCCTTCTCAGCGATGTTGAGGATCATGCTGTCGCGAAGTTCGGCCGCGAGATTCAGGATTGACTCCTGGTCGTCTGATACCCACGAAGTGTGACGCTGCTGGTCGACAATCTCGGTGGTGCCCCAACGCATTTTACCGAACACGTCGGTTGTATTCAGCGTGTAAGCTGCCTTCTCCGTCTTGGTCTTCGCAGCGCCCGAAGCCCGCACCTTGATGATGCGCTCCAGGTTCGCCTTGACAGAGACGACACGGCTGAGGCCGCGGATGGGGCTGAGCTTGGCGAGGCCACGTGTAATCTCACCGTCGAACACGGAGGGAACGGTGTTGCCGCCCTCGATCCCTACGAGGCGGGAAAACTCGGTGGCCTTGA